AAGATACTGCATTACAAGCACGTATAGACCAAACAAAAGAACGTCTAGAGAAGGATATAAATGATTGAATTTGATGTAGCTGAGGTATTAGAATACGATCATACATATCAATATGTTCCTGCAGGAACGGCTCATTCGAACACTAACAAACTGTTTTCTGTAAAAGCTCGTACGATTAGCAAGTATTATGATGATGAAACTATTCTTGCGAAACCAGCAAATATCAATATAAAGCAAATTCCTTTAGTAGGCGAATATATTTTAATATATCGTACAATAAATCAAATATCAACTGCTAAGCGTAGACGCGAACAATGGTATTATTTAGGGACAGTTGATTTACAATCGTCCATGAATGAAAATATGTTGCCTGGTATCTCGAGAGATATAACTCAAAAAGAAATTGACGACGTTAAACCTGGCTTAACATTTGAACGAGCTTCAATATCTCCACTACAGCCGTACGAAGGAGATACTTTAGTTGAGGGACGATTTGGAAATAGTATTAGATTAGGTAGTACCGTTACGTATACAAAAGGAAAATATTCAGTTGCAGGAACATGGCTTGGTCAAACAGTTGGCGACCCTATCATTGTAATTTCGAACGGGCATAAAAATAATCCGAACAAACAATTTACAGTTGAAAGTTTTAAAACTGACGCCGCATCGTTATATTTAACTAGCACACAACAACTTTCAGATTTTGTTTTAAATAATAAATTAGGTATAGGAACTTCTGAGTCTGCATTTAAAAAATCACAATTAGTAGGTTCTGCAGATCGAATTATTCTTAAAGCTAAAACAGATGTTGTAGCATTAGATTCTCAAAAAGGAATTGAGTTGTTAGCTCCGAAAATAAAAATAGGAATAGGGCCATATGAACCAATGCTGCAGTCTGATGCGACGGTTGATGTAATACGTAAAATAATACAAGTTATTCAATCCGGGTTTGTTGATTCATCGGGAGCAATTAGTACTCCAATTAATCAGGCACTTGCTTCAATTGATTTATCTAAATTGAAAAGTAAAACTATTGAAATAGATAAATGGAGAAATAGATAATGGCATTAGGAACACAACTACCATCACAAATTGTAATAAAATTAACTCCGTTGTTAACAAAACAACTTGATGTAATAAGCAAGTTAGCTGATACGATGGCTTCGGATAGTATGAACTTACCGGCTGAAACGTCATGCTCAGATCCGAATGTTAAAAAAATAAAAACTGATCTAAGAAAATTTCAAAATGAAATTACTAGATTAAATTCAATTATCAGAAATACTAGTAACATAGTTAATACTATACAGACTATTACTACAATTGCTCAGTCTGCAAAATTATCACAATTAATAATACCTGCAGTTGTCGGAGTTCCGCAAGGGCCGATTACAGCATTAATTAATTTATTTACTAAATTAGTTGATAATGCTAAATCTGCTATTACATGTTTAGAAAATGTATTACAAAATACGACTGCACAAATTCAAACCGTTAATAGTACAATTGCTGATGTTTTAAATGAATTAGGGTCTATATGCGATACTGAAGTTTTTGAAACTACAAATGACATTGCTGATATTATTAATCAAACAGCATTGCGAGATTTAACTAGATACCCAACTAAATTTTATAATACATTAAATGTTTCTGACGAAGACATTGACAATCGGTTCGATACAATTGCTGAGTTATTAGCAAATCAAATAGATGTAATGACTAATTTGTTAGAAGCCCCTAGCAAAGTTCTTCAAGGGATTACACCCCCTACTTCGGAACTAGGAAAAGTTGACGATTATTATATTAATCTAAATACAAATCAAATATTTGGCCCTAAAACTCAAACTGGTTGGGGACAACCCGTAAATTAATAATTACAATATTTATAATAAAATTGATACTATGGATTCAAAAACACTTATTAAAGCTCTTAAACAAGCCGTACGTGAAGTCGTAAAAGAAGAATTAACAGAAATTCTTAAAGAAGGCTTACAGTCGACTATTTCAGAAATGAAACAGCCACGACGTACTACAAATACGCCAGCTCCGAAACGTAAAACGGCTGTACAATTTACAGATAATAAATGGGCATCCGTTTTAAATGAAACTGACGCTCTTGTCGAAGACCGACCATTAGCTATAAATAATTTCAAAGAAGCAATGAATGAAGGAATGGATGAAATTCGTATGACTTCTGCAGATGCACAAGGTTTTGGAATAATGCGTCAAAATATGCAACAATCTATGTCAGCTCCAAAGGTAATGGAAGACCCAGAAACAGGCAAAACATACGAAGTTGCACCAGAAGTTCAACAAGCATTAACACGTGATTATTCGGCTTTGATGAAAGCAATGGATGCTAAGAAAGGCAGATAATGGGATATAGAATAGAAAGTATCAACGTCATAACCGAAACAACTGAAATAGGATTAGGTGTTTCGTTTGCTCCAGGCGATGCGTTATTTTCTCCAATATATTCAAGCAACATTCAAGCTAAAGAAAACTTAAAAACTTTGCTATTAACTAGAATTGGCGAACGATATATGCAACCAACGTTTGGAACAAACTTATTAAATATAATATTTGAACCAAACGTTTCGGCATTAAAAGCTGAGATTGCTGATTTACTTACTCAGCCGATTACATATTGGTTACCGTATATATCAATCGAAAATCTTGATATAGTAACAGCTGAAGACGATCCGTTATTAGAGCATGATGTAAAAATAACAGTCGAATATTCTACAGGAACTATTGACACTAACACTATAACAATAATCGGAGACGATTCTAATATTGCAATATTATAAGGCTGCAGAATGGAAATAAAAAAAGACGTAACATACCTAGGAAAAGACTTCGGACAGCTACGTAAAAACTTGATCGAATTTACTAAACAATACTTTCCAAATACATATACAGATTTTAATGAATCTTCTCCCGGGATGTTGTTTGTTGAAATGGCATCATATGTCGGCGACGTATTGTCATACTATGCTGATAATAATTTAAAAGAATCATTATTAGAACAAGCATCAGAGCGTGGTAATATATATGATTTATCTAAAGCTTTAGGATACACCCCTAAAAATGTAGTGCCAGCATATGCAGATTTACACGTATATCAACTAGTGCCAGCAATTGGATCCGGATCAAATGTAGCACCTGATTTTAATTATGCATTATCAATTAAACCAGGAATGCAAGTTAAACAAGTAAATGGTACAGCAATATTCCGAACTTTAGATTCTGTTGATTTTGGGTTTTCTTCCTCAATTGATCCTACCGAAGTTACCATATATGAAAGTAATACTGTTACTCAACAGCCGTTATACTATTTATTAAAAAAATCAACAAAGGCAGTATCTGGACAAGTTAAAACACAAACGTATACATTTACATCGCCTGTTGCATATGATAAAGTTACATTACCTGATTCGAATATTATTGAAATTATTTCAGTAACTGAATCGGATGGTGATGCTTGGTCCGAGGTTCCTTACTTAGCTCAAGATACAATTTTTGAAGCAGTACCTAATTTAGCAGAGAATGATCCAGATTTATATCAATATAGGTCATCATCTCCTAGTTTGCTTAAATTGCGAAAAACTGCTAAACGTTTTATTACGAGATTACGTAGTGATAATAAATTAGAATTACAATTTGGCGCTGGAATATCTGATAATAATGATGAAGAGATTGTACCAAACCCAGACAATGTAGGAAATGGTTTAGCAGGTTTCCGTCGTAACTTAGATGTTGATATCGATCCATCAAACTTTTTATATACAAGAACATATGGGCAAGCTCCATCAAATACGACATTAACTGTAACTTATACAGTTGGTAATGGTATCGCTGATAATGTTCCTGCTTCGGTATTAACTAGTATAAATTATATAGAGTTCGATGAAGATATTAATTCATCTAGCAATGTAGGCATTACGAATTTTGTTAAAAATACAGTTGCTGCAACAAATCCTACTCCAGCGGCAGGAGCAAAAACTGCAGACACTTTACAAGATATTAAAAATAATGCATTAGCTAATTTTGCAACACAGAATCGTTTAGTAACAAGAGAGGATTATATAATTCGATCATATTCGATGCCATCTAAATTTGGAAGTGTATCAAAAGCATATATTGTTCCAGATGATCAGTTATCTCAACAAGATTATCAAGAAACTAGAATTGCTAATCCGTTAGCAATGAATATGTATGTTTTAGGATTTAATTCTAGTAAGCAACTAGCTCCATTAAATGATGCAGTTAAAGAAAACTTAAAAACGTATTTAGATTATTATCGAATTCTAACAGATGCTGTAAATATTAAAGATGCATTTATCATTAATATCGGTGTTGATTTTGAAATAACTGTTTTGTCAAATTACAATAGCAATGAAACATTGTTAAAATGTATAGCAGCCGTTCAAAATTATTTCGATGTTGATAAATGGCAAATTAATCAGCCAATAATTAAATCAGACGTTAGCAATATTATAGCAAATATAGATGGTGTTCAGTCTGTTGTATCAGTTAATATGAATAATTTATATGATACAACACTAAATTACTCAGGCAATGCATATGATTTATCTTCTGCTACTAAGAATGGGATAATTTATCCATCATTAGATCCTAGTATATTTGAAGTTAAATTCCCAACACAAGACATTAAAGGTCGAGTAGTAAATTATTAAGGAAAATTAAATGTTTAGAATATTTTATGCTGAAAAAGATGCAACGTTATTAGAAGCGTATCCAACGTATA